AACCTTTAACGCATCACCTGCGCCTAAAAAATGCATCAAGTATACATTACCTTGAGTTGCGGCGATACCTTTAGAAGATAAAATTTTTGAATAATCTTCTACATCGCGGGTAAGTACTTCTTCTACCAGTTGCGGCTGCGTTGAGCGCATATCCAACACGGTTTTTCTATTGTACGCCCGCAAAATATCAGGACGATACCTTTCTAAAGTTTTTAACCATGTGCGGTTAGTATACTGTGCTGGTCCGGTAGCTGAAGACTTTGGATTTTTAGCATTAAATATATCTTTCTGCCCACCGACCTCAACACCCATTATTCTTTGCGCCGTTTCACGATAGTACTTTTCTTCAGCCTCCGCTTGTGCAAGACCCTTTGCAGCGCTGCCCCTAGTATAAACACTAGATGGTGTTACCCTATAGTTAGCTTGGTTTTGCTTGCGGATTGCTGTTTCTACTGCTGCTTGTTGCGCGGCTTTTGTAGCCTCACGTTGAGCAGCCTGTTGTGCTGCCTGTGCTGCGGCGCGTTCTCCTGAAGATTCCACAGCTCCACGCCCACTGCCGACTGCTTGTGCATTTTGTGCAGCTTGCACATTACGCTGAGTAGCTCCCATACCGGAGCGCGAAACAGGGCCAGAATACCCTGTGTCTGAACGCTTACCACTATAAGCGCCTGTATCACCACGTAACCCGCCGACACTATCACCTGCCCGCACATCGCCACCACGGGCAAACTGCATCCTTTTAGCTCTACGCTCCGCTAAAATGCGTTCGATACCGTTATAATTATCCATTTTATATCAACCCGTTCTTCATAAGTTGAGCTTCTACACGCATTCTAGCAATATCTTCGGTTGTTTGTATACGCTCAAGGTCAATTTGCTGCTTTTCACGCTGCTTACGAGCATCCAACTGCATTTTTTGCTCAGCTTCGCCACCTTTACGCAAGTTTTCTTGCTCACGGAGGTCGAGTTCACGTGATTTAAGGGCTACAAGCGGGTCTTGTGGCGGGTTTTGCTGCGTTGCAAACACCTGTTGCGCCAATTGAGCCTCTAACATGGCTATTTGGGCCTCTACTTGCGGGTTTGGTTGTTGATTTGGCATCATTTGCTGCCCACCAAGCACCTGTTGTTGCGCTGCAAACCCGATATGGTCATAAATATGAGCCATAACCGCCGCCAACGCTCCTGCAGTTGACTGTACTAACGGCGTACGCATCAACCCAAGGTGGATTTGTATATGCGCCATATGGTTTTGCTGTGGATAAACTTGTGGCGGCTTGGCACCATTAGGCACATTTAACAACAAAGCATTTTCTTGAGCAGCACCTACAGGGGTAGGTTCTTGAGCGGGCTTTAAAATCGCATCAATTTCTTGCACACCCAAGGCACTGTACATTCTACGGTAAGCCTCATGCATATCGTGCATTTCAGGCGCTGCCATAGCTAGCTTCAACTGCTCTTGGGCGAGAGTTATACGCTGCGTCATGCTAAAAATATTCGGGTCGCTTACCGGAACAACATCAACCCGATTATCAAAATCGCTCTGTTTAACACTACGTTCGGCCCCATATACATCGTACGGGTACTCTGGCGAAGTGTATTCAGCAAATACCTGCGCCAACAACCGTAACTCTTGTTTTTGAGCATAGTGCAGCCGCTTATGCACCGCCGACATAATACGCGCCCCGCGCTCCAACACGGCTATTGTAGTACCTACTGGTACTTCCTGATTACCTTCGGCCATACCTAAATCAGTTGTGCCGACAAATTTTTCAGCCGCTGTGATACAAAAACCCATCAACTGATACAGGGTTGCGCTTGGCTCCTTATACGGCAAAGGCAATAGGCTTTGGCTTAAATCACCTCCGGGAGCGTCAACATCGCGCCATTCTCCAGGTTGAATTGGTGAATCTTGATCCTGAATGCGTAGGCCCTTGGCCTTGAACCCTCCCGGAAGATTGCTTAACGTACCTGCATCAATCAACTGCCGCAGTAATGATGTGCTGCTGCGGCTGAGGTTACCAAGCAAGTGCACCAACCCGCTACCATAAAACCCAAGTCCCGGAAGGAACTTGTAATGTACAAAGTACTGTTTTTTAAGTTTACGGGGATCGTTTTCTTTATAGTTACGGCGTATAGATAAAATTTTGCCGGACTGTTTTTCTATAGTGATAATATACGGAACAGCAACCTTTTCATCTTCAGTACTATTTGTTTGCTCAGTGAGGTCATAGTTGCAATGGCATTCGTACAAAATGTATTCATCGGAGTAAGCACTTTGTTCCAAACCACTGATTTGATCTTGGCGCTGAGTAATATCATCTTGTTCATATTGACTAGGCTCCTCTAGATCGATATCTTGGTAAAAACCGTTTTTCTGCATTTTGAGCAAATCGTTTTTGCTCATACGCAAAACATGTGTAACGCGCTCTGCTGTAAACAAATCTTTTGAACCATAAGGTACAATCAAATCTTTAGGCTGAATAACAGGGCTTGTGGCACGGCCTAAATAGCCATCGTAATAAACCTTTTTAAAAGCACTACCGCCATACCCTACAAAATACAGCATTTGATCATATTCGGGGTCAAATTCTTCCATGACCTCCGTAAGCTGGTAATTCATGTATTCTTTTACGCGGTCGGCCTGTGCTTCGATTTCGGGAGTTGAAACACCTAGAATTTGCGTACGTACAGGCCCTCCAGGAGGTAACAACTCTTTATATGCCTGTGCTTGAAACTGTATTACAGCCTCATTTAATATAGGATGAATAACTCCTGTGGCCCCTTCAAAAGGTTCAGTACGCTCTTCATAATTCAAACCGAGCAGAGTTAACCCTTGCTCATATGTTTTACGCCATTCTTCACGGCCTGTATCATCGTCTTCAATCAATGACAACAAATCACTACTGATACGATTAAGCTGCGTTTGGCTTAATGTTTTTGCTAAATTATCACCAAATCCTAAACTGATTGTATAAGCAGGCTCATCGCCCAAAGTAACTACCGCACTGCCATCATCCATCATTTGAACATCAACACTGCCGTAATCTTCTTCAACGTTGGGGGGAATATTAGCGTTGGGTTCTTGGGCGGTGCTATCGATTTCGTACTCATCATTTACGGGATAATCATCTATCTGACCATTGAGTGGAAAAGCACTTACAGGCTGATTACGTAAATCTTTTTCGATATTATTGAAGGGGTTTTTAGCCATCAGTAATAAATCCTTCGTACGGGGGCATTGTTACGTTCGTACACGTAATCCTCGGGATGAGTAATAAATCCACCCTGCCTAAACCGCATAAGCGCCTGAGTCATTGCGTCAACCATATCATCATGCTCGCCAAAAGGAAAGGCCGCGCATTGTTCTATAACCTCTTCGGCCCAACTGGCCTCGGGTGCCCATACCATGCCTGCCTCAAATAACGGGGCAACGGCATTCACACGGCTATGCTTATCATTACCCCTACTGGGGCTAAAGTTCACCACCGGAATACCCATGGACCGTAATTCCTGTGTCAAAGGCAAACCTGCCGCCTTACTTTCTATTAACACAGTTTCGGGCTCCCAATACTTATACTCATCCATGGCGATACGCTTCAGCTCGGGGAATTCCCACCGCCCCTGCTTTGCATCCATAAGTATAATATTAGGGGCGGCATCCTCGGTTGGGTAAAAAACTCCCCACGTTTGTATAGCACTAAAGTCAGCAGTTTGGTTTTTTAAAAAAGCAGTATCATAAGTTTGCATCACATACTGCAACTTGGGTATTTTTTCAGTTTGCCACCTACGCCACCACTCCCGCTTTATAATACTGCTGGTATCAGCCGTAGGGGCCTGCATATACTGCGCTTGCCACTTGCTTAACTGGATACTGGCCTTAACACTTTCTAGCTCCTCTAATTTCCAAAACTCAGGCCACAACGGGTTACCGCTCGGCAAAATAGCAGGAAATTCAATAATTTCCCATTGGTCAGCCTTTGCATCCACGGCACTTTGCTTAAGCAACTTGGCGGTAAGGTCTAACTCACTCCACCGCGTCATAACCACCACTATGGCACCTCCGGGTTGCAAACGTTGGCGCGGGCCACCTTGGTACCATTCCCACGCATTTTCCAACGCCGCCGGACTCATAGCATCCTGCTCACTATGCGGGTCATCGACTATAAACAAATCAGCACCACGGCCCGCAATACTACCGCCCACACCCGCCGCATAATACTCACCACCAACATCAGTCTGCCAACGGTACGACGCCTTACTATCACTCTTCAAACGGACATCAAACACCTGCTGGTAATCAGACATTTCCATAAGGGTTTTCACCTTACGCCCAAAACCAATCGACAAATCAGCCGTATGGGTCGCCTGCATAATCTTCATCATCGGCCTACGGCCCACCATCCAAGCAGGAAACAAATAACTCGCAAACTCACTCTTCGTATGGCGCGGCGGCATATTAATAATCAACCGCTTCAACTCACCACGCGCTATCGACTCAAACTTTTCAGCAACAAGCTCATGGTGCCTGCCCGCTATAAATCCAGGCCAAACAAAACGCACAAAATCTAAAAATGAATCCTTAGCCTTTTCAGCACGGGTAAGGTCAACATATCGTTGAGACAATTCCTTAAGCCTACCAACCGCGTCAGGAGGCACTTGATCTATCTGCGCAAGGCTATAGGACAATGAACCTTTCTCCATGGGATAATTATTGAAATATATTACATATAGGGGCACGGCAAGGGGTACCTTAACCGAGTATCGATCAAAGGGGGGTGCATAATTTTAAAAATTGATAACGAACAGTAAAAAACTCTGTTAAAGTAAAAGTTTTGGCAACGGGCTCGTTTACGGGGGGTGCGGCATAGTGCAGTGCACAATGGCATTTTGCACTGCACATAAGGGTACCTTTATATAAACAAATGTTTATATAAGCAAATGTTTATATAGCAGGCGCAAAAAAACCCGTGGCGCATTGCGCCACGGGCCATTGTGCGTGTAATTTTACACCGTTAAATGTAAAAAGGCCGTGCCCCATGTGGCACTGCTAGGGCTGTACCCGCCATTTAACATAGCTAACAAACATACTGGGTTGTTTGGCGTATGTGCGGCCACGGTGCCAATGTTACAGCTTGGCCCCGTTTTGCACCATACCCAGTGCGCACCCAAAGTTGGCACCGCAAGCAAGTTGTTTTGTAACAGTGCCCGCGTGCTATGCGGCTTGCCATTGTAACCAAAGGGCACTGGGCCCTTAAGCCCTTGCGCTTGCCAGTTGGCTTGCACGCCCGCTTGTTTAACAATTTTTACATTGGCCCAATTGCCGCCCGCGTTGGCATTTGCCCATGCGCGCAATGCCTGCACCGTTACGGGCGCGTTGGCCGTGCCAAACAATGCGGCGGCGGCGGCGGTGGTATTGGCGGCGGGGGCCGCCTTTGCGGCGGGGGCCGCTTTTGTTGTGTTAACCATGTTTAAACCCTTTTTGTAACGTAAGCAAAATTGCTTACAATAAAAACAATAAACTAAAATTTTTAAAAATAAAACAAAAAAGTAATATAAAAATAAAAAAAGTTATATGCGATGCACAATAAAATTGATGCGATGCACAAGGAACATTAGACGATTTGAATATTAGACGATTTGAATATTAGACGATTTGAATATTAGACGATTTGAATATTAGACGATTTGAATATTAGACGATTTGAATATAAGAAAATAGTAAGAAGAAAATATATTAGGAGTGGTTACGGTAGCTACGGTCCACGTTTCTCAATGGGGTTGGCGACTGCTCGTCTCAATGGGATTGGCGATTTGACAATTTGATTTTGCGACGATTAGATGAAAACCGAACGCCGAAGAAAAAGCGCGCCGACATTGCCGACGCGCCTATTTTATTTATGCCGCGACCAAGTGAATAAAAGCCTGCCCCCAAGTTTTGGACGATGGACTATAGCCGCCATTGAGCAACGCAAGTAGACAAGCTGGATTATTAGGCGTATGCTGCTTGACAGTACCGATGCCCGCTTTAGGACCAGATTTACACCATGTCCAGTGGTCAGCAACCGTTGGACTTTCCAACAAGTGATTTTGTAAAAGGGCACGTGTGCCTATTGGATTTCCATTATAACCAAAAGGTACCGGACCTTTAAGACCCGCTTTTTGGAAATCGGCAACGATATTGCCTTGCTTTACAATTTTCACCTTGGACCAGTCACCGCCCGCATTGGCATTGACCCATGCCCGAAGCGATTGTGTTGTGACTTCTGCGTTTGCTGTACCGAAAAGAGCGACAGCTTCTGATTTAGCATTTGTTTTGACAACTGCGACTTGCTTAGACATATTTGACATCCTTTTTTATGGTAGGCCCATCGCCTACAATTAAAAGTATACATAAAGATAAAATAAAGATAAACACTTTTTTCTCAAAAATTATCTTTTTTGATGATTTGATGATTTGATGAAAAGATCAAAATAAAATGCGACAACATGAAGGTCAATGGTCCATGAAGATTCAACCGTTAATAACGGTCATCTCTCATTGTTTTTAGCATAATCATCTTTTA